TCGTAGTCGGCCACAACTGCGAAACGTGCCGAGCCAACTACGCAAAGCTGAACTGGCAGGACCGGTTCATGGTCGGCGATCCGTTTACTGAGAACTAAGGAGGTAAGCGTCGGCATGAACGACATCCTGCTCGACAAGCTCGGCGACTACTTCGTCCACTTCCGCATCCGCGAGCGGTACGGGATCACGTTCGAGGAGTTCGTCCGCCGCGTGGAAGCGGGGACATGGCTGGCGTACCTGGCATCTTGAAAGGAGGTGAAGAACGGCATGCAAGTGATCGAATGCGCCCGTTGCGGGCGCGCGCTAAAAAACCCGAAAGCGCGGGAGCTCGGATACGGTCTCATCTGCTGGCGGAAGATCCAAGGCGAGAGGGCCCGGGAACAGCGTAACGCCGACGACTCGATCGTCATCACCCCGACCATTACCGACGGCTACGCCGGCGCCCGCGGACCGGACGGCACGGTGAAGGTGGTACGGATCCGGAGTGGTCAACAAACCCCGCTGGAAGGTCGCTGGCATCATACCGGAATTACCAGCGGCGAATTCAACTGGGGATATGGTGGATCGGGGCCTGCCGACCTGGCGCGGAGCATCATCGCCGACGTAACCGGCGACGAAAACCCGCACCCGGCCATCTATCAGCCGTTCAAATGGGAATTCGTCTCCAGCTGGGGCGACCGCTGGGAAATTTCGCTCGACGAGATCCGTGCCTGGCTGGAAAAAAGAAAAGCGGCCATTGAAGCATGACCGCCAAATGAAAAATACCCTGCTGTCATTATATCACACCGCAAAGGAGGAGTCATCCCTTGCCCATCACGATCACCATCACCGCCAACAACGCCGAGGAAATCAAGCAGCTCACGCATGACCTCGCCTACGCGATTTTCCGGCTGCCGCCGGAGAAGATCACGGACGCCGAAGTTTCGACGGTGGAGGAGGCTGGCGCTCCGGTCGTATCGGCGGAGCAGCCGGCTGACCAGGTCGCTCCGGCGCCGGCTCAAACGGCTCCTCAAACGGCTCCTGCATCGGATCCTCAACAGGCTGAACCCGCCGGCGATCTGTTCGGCGACGAGCCGATCCCGACCGACGTCGAGCTCCGCGAGATCGCCCGGAAGATCAGCACCACACCGGAAAGGAAGGCCGCTGTGAAGGAACTGCTCGCCAAGTACGGCGTGCAGAACATTACGGCCGTGCCGTCTGAAAAACGGATCGCCTTCAAGCGCGATCTGGAGGCCATGGCGCTGTGACGGCCGCGCACGCCGAACGCACACACTCGCTGCTCGCCGCCTCGAAGGCGGAGCAGTGGATCAACTGCCCGCCGAGCGCCAGGCTGCAGGAAGGCATTCCGGACCGGCGGAGCGAGTACGCGGACGAGGGGACGCTGGCGCACGAGCTGGCCGAGACGAAACTCCGGCGCCGGCTGCTCCCCTGCAATTCCGCGGAGAGGAAACGCCGCGACGCCCGACTGCAGGAGATCAAGGCCAACCCACTGTACTCAGCGGAGATGGAGCGGCTGATCCAGCAGTACACGGAATTCGTCGAGGAGCGCTTCATGGCCGCTAAGGCCCGCAGCCCCGACGCCGTGATCCTGCTTGAGGAGAAGCTCGACTACTCCGAATGGACTGCTCCGGGGCAAACGGGAACCGGCGACGTGGTGCTAATCGCGGACGGAATGCTCGAGCTTATCGACCTCAAGTATGGGAAGGGCGTCCCGGTCTCGGCAGTGGGAAACCCGCAAATCCGGCTCTATGCCCTCGGTGCCTGGTCGGGATACAGCTTCCTCTACGACATCCGGGAGATCCGGATGACGATCTACCAGCCGAGGCTCGATAGCATCAGCACGGACACGATGACCGTCGAGGAACTGCTGGACTGGGCCGAGAACGTTGTGAAACCGGCCGCGCGGCTGGCCTATGAAGGCAAGGGCGATTTCAAGCCGGGCGATCACTGCCGCTGGTGCAAGGTGAAGGCCACCTGCCGCGCTCGTGCCGACGAGAACATGAAGGCGCTGCAGTATGAGTTCCAGGATCCGGCGCTCCTGACGCTCGACGAGATCGGGCAGATCTTGCACATCGCACAGAAGCTCCACGAGTGGGCAAAGGACGTCGAGGAATACGCCTTCGACCGGGCGGTGGCCGGCGAACGGGTGCCAGGCTGGAAGCTGGTCGAGGGCCGGAGCAACAGGATCATTACCAATCCGGATGCGGCAAAAGAACGACTCGCCGGTGCCGGGCTGGAGCAGGACGTGTATCTCAAGCCGCGGGAACTCTTCGGGATCGGCGAGCTGGAAAAGAGGATCGGCAAGAAGCAGCTGGCCGAGATCTTGGGCGAGCTAATTCACAAGCCGCCCGGAAAGCCGGTTCTCGTGCCGGAAACGGACCCGAGGCCGGAGCTGAACAGCATTGAGCACGAATTTGCAAACGAAAACTGGGAGGAATGAGCGACATGGCAAATGGTTCCGAAGCGACGAAAGTCATCACAGGGAAAGTGCGGCTCTCTTATGTGCGTCTTTTCGAGCCGCAGGTGACGGAAAACGGAGATGAACGGTATTCCGTTTCCATTCTCATTCCGAAGGACGACAAGGAGACGTTGCGCAAAATCAAGGCAGCCATCGACGCGGCGATCCAGGACGGCATCAAAAGCAAGTGGGGCGGCAAGCTCCCGCCGAACCTGAAAAAGCCGCTTCGGGACGGCGACACGGACCGGCCGGACGATCCTGCCTATGCCGGGCACTATTTCATCAACGCTTCGAGCGTCACCAAGCCCGGCATTGCCAAGCCGATCGGAAAGGGCCCGGACGGAAAAATGCGGTTTCAGGAAATCACGGACAGCACCGAGGTCTATTCCGGCTGCTATGCCCGGGTGAGCTTGAACTTCTACCCCTACAACAAGAACGGCAACAAGGGCATCGGAGCCGGCATCAATAACGTCGTGAAAGTCCAAGACGGCGAATACCTCGGCGGCCGCGCACGGCTAGAGGATGATTTCGCGGATGTGGACTTCGACGACGTAGCGGACTTCGGAAACGACGATGATTTCCTGAACTGAGGTGAATAGGGAGATTCGAGACTTCGGGTCTCCCTTTCTTTCACCACGAGGAGGCCATTATGCCCGTTCTTTCAATCGACATCGAAACTTATTCCAGCGTAAGCCTGAAAGAGTGCGGCGTGTACCGGTACGTGGAGGCGCCGGATTTCGAAATCCTGCTGTTCGCTTACGCCTATGATGACGAGTCGGTTCAGGTCGTGGATCTGACGGCCTTTGAGGATCTGCCGGAACGGGTGCGGCTGGATCTCGCCGACCCAGCTGTGATCAAAACCGCGTTCAATGCCAACTTTGAACGGGTCTGCATTGAGAAGCACTTCGGGATCCGCTGCGATCCGCGGCAATGGCGCTGCACGATGGTCTGGTCGCTTGCGCTGGGACTTCCCGGGAGCCTGGAAGGCGTGGCAGAAGCGCTCGGACTCGAGGCACAGAAGGACGCTCGAGGGAAAGCATTGATCAAGTATTTTAGCGTCCCGTGCAACCCGACCAAAGCGAACGGTGGACGGACGCGAAACTTCCCGGAGCACGATCCGAAGAAGTGGCGGCAGTTTATTGAGTACAACCGCCAGGACGTGGTCGTGGAGCGGGAGATCCGGCGGTTCCTGGAGCAATTTCCGCTTCCTGATCACGAATGGGAGCTGTGGGCGCTGGATCAGGAGATCAACGACCGCGGCATCCGGCTCGATCCGACGCTGTTCCGGCAAGCCATAGCCTGCGATGCGCAGTATGAGGAGCGTCTCATAGCCGAGGCCAAGGAGCTAACCGGACTGGAGAACCCGAACAGCCTCGAACAGCTGAAAGAGTGGCTCGCAGAGCGGGGCGTCGACGCTTCGGAGGGTCTCGCAAAAGAGCAAATGCCGGTCCTACTTGATCAAGCACCGGACGAAGAAACGCGCCGGGTGCTCGAGCTGAGGCAGGAGATGGCCAAGACCAGCGTGGACAAGTATCGAGCCATGGAGCGCTGCATGTGCGCGGATGAGCGGGCGAGGGGGCTGCTGCAGTTCTGCGGCGCCGGCCGGACGTGGCGCTGGGCCGGGCGGCTTGTCCAGGTCCAGAACTTGCCGAAAAACTCAATCACCGGAAACGATCTGGCTCTCGCCCGCGAAACGCTGCGAAACGGCGATTTCGCGCTGCTCGAAATGCTCTACGGCCCGCCGCCGTTCGTCCTGTCGCAGCTCATCCGGACGGCGTTCATCCCGTCATCCGGATGCCGGTTCATCGTCGCTGACTTTTCGGCGATCGAAGGCCGGGTGGTCGCCTGGCTGGCAGACGAGGAGTGGAAGCTGGAAGTTTTCCGCGGGCACGGGAAGGTATACGAGGCCACAGCTTCCCGGATGTTTGGGGTGCCGCTCGAAACGATTGTGAAAGGACACGAGAACTACCGCTACCGGGCCTTCGGGAAGGTCGCAGAGCTCGCCTGCGGCTACCAGGGCGGCGTGAACGCACTCGCCGTCATGGACTCGAAAAAGGAGATCGACCCGGACCAGTACCCGATCTTGGTCAAGCAGTGGCGCGAGGCCAACCCTAACATCGTCAGGCTGTGGTACAAGACCGAAGAGGCCGCCATCCGAGCTGTCCGCGAAAAGACCACCGTGCCGCTCAAACATGGCGTACGGTATCGGTACGAATCGGGGTACCTTTTCGCGGATCTGCCCAGCGGGCGGTCCCTGGCCTACAAAAACCCGCGGATCAAGCCAGACCCGAATTACGGCAAAGACGGCCTAGTTTTCGATGGCATGGATCAAGTGAAGAAAAAGTGGATGCCGCACCGGACGTATGGCGGGCGCCTGGTCGAAAATATTGTCCAAGCCATCGCCCGGGACTGCCTGGCCGTGGCGCTGAGGCGCCTTTCCGATGCAGGATACCCGATCGTCATGCACGTTCACGATGAGGTTGTGCTGGACGTGCCGGTTGTGCCGGTCGGTTTCGGTTCCGTGGAGGAGGTCACGAAGATCATGACGCAGCCCATCGATTGGGCCCCGGGGCTCCCGCTCGCCGCGGCCGGATTCGAATGCGAGTTTTACCAGAAGAATGACTGAGGGGGTGGGCGGCATGTTGCCTGGCCGATCTTCTGGAGTTCACGGGACACCCGTACCGAAACGCGATGTCGAGCTGAAATCTCGCGGATCCGGACCGGTAATCACCTACAAGCTGAGCCCGGAGGAACTCAAGCAGTATCTCCAGCACCTCGCCAGTCCGGAGAACAAGAAAACGCCTTTCGTTTTCTCCAAGCCAAAGAAAAGTGATCAGGAAAAGGAGGAAGCCGCCGTGGCGGAACTGACCAGGGAGGAGTATCTACGGCTGCGGCTCGAAGGCAAGGGCCGTGCCGCAATCCAGCGGGAACATTTCCGGAACAACTCCACAAAATTCTACCGGACCCTCAAAGAGTGGGGAATCCGGGAAATGGAAGACGAAGAGAGAGAACTGGAGCAGCTGAAAACTGAACAGACGCAGCCGGCTAAATCGGACCCGTATAAGGAAACCGCAGAAAAAATGTTCTCCCAAGATTTGCAGCAGGATCTGCAAAAGGACGCGATCGTTGAACGCCTCGACCAGCTGCTCGCGGAGAAAACGGCCCGGATCAAGGAACTGGAGGAGGCTGTCACCCAGCTCCAGGCGGAACGGGACGCCCTGCTGCAGACGGTTGAGAAGGCCGTAGACACCTATTCGGACCAAACCTCCGAAATCAAGCTCATCGACGTGATCGATCTCGCCACGGAAGGCCTAACCGGCGTTGCTGCCTACTGTACCGGAGCCGTGATTCAGCACCTGTGGGCGTGGAAAAGTGTCGAGGATCTGAAAAAGGCCCGCTGGCACCTGGACCAGCTCATCGAGGAAGCGGCGAAATGATTACCGTCCTGAAATGGGGCGCCATGTACGGGATGCTCGAAGAAGGGGAGACGATCCGAACAGAAGCCATCCAGCTCGGAGAACAGCTGATAGTTCCCGGCGATCGAATCACAAAGATCGGCAGCAAGGCTCGCACTGCATTCGAAATGCAGGATGGCTTCTGGCTGGAATACGTCGGTCGGGTGGACCGCATAATCCTGTTCGTCTCCAGGCCGACCGGAGCGAACGGCGACCCCTGGTATTACGCTTTTCACTACGTCGACCCGGAGACGCTCATTATCGGGTCGGCGCACGGTTGTAAGGACATAGTGCCGGATGTTGTTCAATTCGTTTAGGGATGGTGCTTCGCATGGAACTCGACATCAGCTTCGGCAAGCACCGAGCCGACACAAACTGGAAACCGGAATACCTAACTTGGGAAGAGTTCGTCGACCGGCTGCGGAAGATCCGGCGCACCAGCGAAACCATGGCCGAGTACGACCGGATGAGCGCCCCGGCCCGGGACAAGGTGAAAAACGGTCCGGCATTCGTGGGCGGCTTCATCCGGGGCGGCCGGCGGAAGAAGCAGAACGTGGAGTCCCGCAGCCTCATCACGCTCGACGCCGATCACGCCGACGAGGATTTCCTGTTCGCCGCGGAGCTCGCCCTGGGCGGCCAGGCATACGCCGTATATTCCACGCACAGCCACCGGTCTCACCGGCCGAGATACCGCCTGATCGCCCCGGCGAGCCGCCGGATGAGCCCGGACGAATACGGCGCGGTCAGCCGAAAAATCGCCGACTGGATCGGGATGCACTACTTCGACCGCACTACGTTCGACGTCCACCGGCTTATGTACCTGCCGAGTTGCAGCAAAGACGCTGAGCCGGTGCTGCACGTCTACGACGGCGATCCGATCGACGTGGACCGGGTGCTCGCGGAATACGACGACTGGCAGGACTTTTCGTCCTGGCCGCGGCATCCGGACGAGGACAAGCCGGCGCGGCAGGCGGCCAAAAAGATGGAGGATCCGCACGGGAAACAAGGCCTGGTGGGCGCCTTCTGCCGGGCCTACACGATCAGCCAGGCGATCGCGACGTTTCTGCCGGACGTCTACGTGCCGGTCGACGACAGCCTGACCAGATACACCTACGCCCACGGCACCGGGCACGGCGGTCTGGTGGTCTACGATAACGACACGTTCGCCTATTCACACCACCAGAGTGACCCAGTGGGCGGCAGGGAGGTAAACGCCTTTGATCTCGTCCGGATCCACAAGTTCGGGCATTTGGACGACGACGTGACGGAGACAACAAATATCACCAAGCTCCCAAGCTACGCCGCCATGTGCGCCTTTGCCGCCCAGGACCCGGCAGTGAAACGCCTCATGACCGAAGAACGGCAGCGGGAGTATGAGGAGATCGCCCGGCAGCTGGAAGAAGAGTCGGACGACGATGAGGAAGACGACGACAGCTGGATGGAGTTGCTTGAACGGCACAAGCGGACCGGCGAGATCCTGCCGACGCCAGGAAACATCGAAATCATCCTCTCCCGCGGCGAGTGGAAGGGTGTCCTCGCCTACGATGAATTCGCCAACACCGAGGTCATCCGCAAGGACTTGCCCTGGCGAAAGCGTCTGAAGCCGGATGCACCCTATGAGCCGTGGCTGGCGGAGGACGACCGTCGTCTCCGGCATTGGTTCGGCAAGAAATACAACATACGGGGCGCGGCGGCGATCCTCGACGCCTTCACCGAGGTCACCCGTCGCCGGCGGTTCCACCCGATCAAGGAATACCTGGAATCGCAGGTGTGGGACGGCGTGCAGCGGGCGGAGCGGATCTTCATCACATACCTCGGCGCAGCGGACACGCACTACGTGCGCCAAGTGACGCGGAAAATGCTGCTCGCGGCCGTCACGCGCCTCTACCGGCCAGGGTGCAAATTCGACCAGATGCTCGTCCTGATCGGTCCGCAGGGCGCCGGCAAGAGCTCGCTGCTGGCAAAGCTGGGCCGGAAGTGGTTTTCCGACTCGCTCAAAACCTTCGAGAACAAAGAGGCCGGCGAGCACCTGCAAAATGGCTGGATCTTCGAGATCAGCGAGCTATCCGCCATGAAGCGGTCGGAGGTGGAAGAAGTCAAGGCGTTCCTCTCAAAAACCGAAGACCGCTATCGGGTGGCGTATGATCGGCAGGTATCGGAATTTCCGCGGAAATGCGTCTTCTTCGGCACGACCAACACGCGGGAATTCCTCCGGGACACCACCGGAAACCGACGCTTTTGGCCGGTGGAGGTGGACCCGAAGAGGGCAGAACTGAACCATTGGGAGCACCTCACGGACGAACTGGTTGGGCAAATCTGGGCGGAGGTTCTTACGTGGTTCAGGGCGGGCGAGAGCTTGGAACTGGATAAGGAAGCCCGGGAGGAAGCGGAAAGGCAGCAAGCGATGTATACCGAAACCGATCCGCGGGAGGGCATCATCCAGGAGTGGCTTGAAAGCGAGGAGTTGGACGAGCTGGACCGGCCGACCGGGCGAAAACGGCAGCGGGTGTGTGCGGCCCAGATCTGGGTGGAATGCCTGGGAAACAAAAAAGGATCCATGAAGCCGTGGGAGGCGAAGGAGATCGTGGAAATCATGCGCCGCATGCCTGGGTGGGTTGAGAGAAAGGGGCGGGTCCAAGTACCAGGATATGGGAAACAGACGGTATTTGAGAGAGTCGAAACCGATGGGCAGTAATCAAAGAATTACTGTCCCCGCACTGTCCTCACTGTCCTTGTCGAGGACAGAAAGGACAGTAAAAGGACAGTAAAAATGAAAATACTGTCCGACGGAAATGCCAGTCATATCAAGGGGTTTCAGTTTTGAGGACAGTAAGGACAGTAATTTTCAATTAAAAAATTTAAATGGAATTTAGCATATGTCAAAAAGTCCGGAAGATATGCTAAACGCGATTTTAGTCAATATACGCGCGCGCGCGTGTCCTGCTGTCCTCCGGTGAGAGGAGAAGCGAGATGCGAGAATCACGACTGGAGCGAAATTTCCGCCTGGCGGTGAAAGCCATCGGCGGGGAAGCACCGAAGTGGGTAAGCCCCGGCAACCGGGGTGTTCCTGATCGGATTGTAATTCTTCCTGGCGGCCGGACGGTTTATGTCGAGCTGAAGGCGCCGGGGCGGCCGCTGACACCGCTGCAACGGAAGTGGAAGCAAAAGCTGGAGCAGCTTGGGCACCGGCATTACAAGATCGATTCCGTCGAGGACATCGTGAGATTCATCCGGGAGGTGAGCGGGTGAAGTACGTACCGCACAAATACCAGGAATACGCCATCCAGCGGATCATCGATACACCGTACATCGCCCTGCTTCTCGACATGGGCCTCGGGAAGACGTCGGCTACGCTGACGGCGATCGACCTTCTGCTGCATGACTACTTTGACGTGAACAAGGTTCTGGTCATCGCGCCGCTGCGGGTGGCGGAAAACACCTGGCCGCGGGAAGTCGAGAAGTGGGATCATCTCCGGCATCTCCGGATCGTGAAAGTGCTGGGAAGCGTCGAGCAACGGCGCCGGGCGCTGCGGCAGGATGCAGACATTTGGGTTGTTAACCGGGAAAACACGGAATGGATCGTTGCCGAATACGGCAGCCGGTGGCCTTTCGACATGGTGGTGATCGACGAATCCAGTAGCTTCAAGAATCACCAGTCCAAGAGGTTCCGGGCCCTCCGGCGGGTGCGTCCGTTTATTCGCCGGCTGGTGGAGCTGACCGGCACGCCGGCGCCGAACGGCCTCATGGACCTGTGGGCGCAGATCTATCTGCTTGACCAAGGCGAGCGCCTCGGCAGGACGATCACAGGATTTCGGGAGCGGTTCTTCATCCCGATCATGAAAGGCACCTACACGGAGTGGAAGGCGAAGAAAGAGGCGGAGCAGCGGATTTACGAGGCGATAGGCGACATTGTGGTCAGCATGAAGGCCGAGGACTGGCTGGAGCTGCCGCCGCTGGTGGAACGGACCATGTCGATCCGGTTGTCAGACGAGGCCCGGGCGTTGTACCGGAAGCTGGAACGTGATTTGCTTCTTCCATTTGCCGACGCTGACGTCGTGGCCAGCACGGCGGCGGTTCTCAGCAACAAGCTGCTACAGATGGCCTCCGGCGCCGTGTACGACGAGGAGCGCGGGGTGAAGCACATCCACGATGCGAAACTGGGCGCGCTGGCGGACATTATTGAGTCGGCGAACGGCAAACCCGTCATGGTGTTCTACTACTACCAGCACAGCCTGGACCGGATTCGCCGGCGGTTCCCGCAGGCCCGAGTGCTGCGAAAGGGGAAGGACGGCGAAGAGGACATCCGGGCCTGGAACAACGATGAGATTCCGTTATTGGTGCTTCATCCGAAATCGGCCGGGCACGGGCTGAACCTGCAGGAGTCAAGCTGCCAGACCGTGGTGTGGTTCGACCAGATCTGGAGCCTGGAAGAATACCTGCAGGCGAACGCCCGGGTGCACCGGCAGGGACAGACGAAACGGATTGTGGTGTTGCGGCTGGTGGCTGAGGACACGATGGATGAGGATGCGGTGGAGGCGATCGAGCGGAAAGCAGCTGGCCAGGAAGCCTTGATGCAGGCTGTGAAGGCGCGGATTGAGCGGGTACGGGAGGCGATGGTGGTATGAGCCGTGAAGACAAACGCGCTTTCTACCGGCAGGTCCGCCGGCTTAATTACCACGATTTTTGGCGTGTGATGGACGAGCTGCACACCCGGGCATACCGGCTGGCTGAGCAGCACTACCAGGAGGCCATGGACATTGTTTTGACGCCGAAGAAAAAGGCTGCCGTGCTTGCGAAGGCGCGAGAAATCCGAGAGCTGTGGGACGGAGTTTACGAAGTGACGACGGATGTTACGGAGGAACGTCTGGTTGGTGAGTTGGCAGCGTATGGGATGGACTGCAGAGATGGGAGGTGTGAGTTTTGAGCACGGCTATCGAGCGTAATCTTATTGCCGAACTGATTGAACAGTATTCTGCTGGTGCCAGGAAGCTACGGCAGTACCACCAACGCCTCGATCGGTCAGATCCGGACCAAGCCGATGAATCCCGCACAGTCGCCGGCATGCTGTCGGACATGCGTTACTCGCTGGACTGGATGCGTCGCGGCCGCCGTCCGGGAAGCCGGAAGGGAGCAGAGCGGCGGGATATCTACCGGCGGCGTGAGCTATTGCAGA